GTCTGCGGCAGCAAGCTGGCGATCTTCAGCGACAACAACAGCCGCATCGCCACCGTGACGGCATCCTGCGTCGCCAATTCCAACTATTCCAGCAACCCGGGCTCTGGTGCCGCGTGGTACTACTGGCTGCGGGACGCCTATGCCGGCTCGGCCAGCGACGCCCGCGGCGTCCTCTCCGATGGCACTCTGTACAGGAACTACGCCTGCCTCGGCTACGACGGCCTGCGCCCCGCTTGTAATCTGTCCTCTGATCTCCTGATCTCCGACTCCGTCGACTCGGATGGATGCTATACAGTGATCTACAATCAGGCGCCCACAGCGCCGTCGTCCATCACTGTCCCGAGCGAAGTGCTCGGCGGCGAGAACCTGAGCATCTCGTGGGCGGCCTCCACCGACCCCGACGGCAACCTCTCCGGCTACGTTCTGGAGCGCAAAGTCGGGAGCGGCACATGGGCGCAGATCTACAAGGGATCCTCGCGCAGCTACACCGACGCCATCACCTACGGATGGACGAGCGTGCAGTACCGCGTCAAGGCATACGACGCCGCCGGCGCGGAGAGTGCGTACACCACCAGCGCCACCCGCACCGTCACCAATAACCGACCGCCCGTCATCAGCGGCACGGACGGCGCCCTCGGCAGCTTCAGCACGGCGGCCCCGTCCTACGAGTACACCGTCACCGACGCCGACGGCCATCAGGTCGACGTCGTCGAGACGCTGGACGGCGTGACGCTGCGCAGCTACACCGTGACCCTCGGCCAGACCAACACGCTGACGATCGGCTCCGAGGCGTGGCTGAAGGTCGTGAACGGCAGCCACACCCTGAAGATCGTGGCGACCGACGCCAAGGACGCCAGCGTCACCCGCACGCTGACCTTCACCAAGGCCGTCACGTCCGTCGAGTTCGAGCAGACCCTCGCTATGGAGGCCGACGCCATGCCGACCAAGGCCCTCGTCAACATTCAGGGCAATTTCCCGGCCGGCTGCACGCTTCAGGTCTGGATCTGCAACAACGGCAACGACGCGAGCCCGACGTGGGAGGACATCACGCAGAAGGTCAGAGCCGGCCAGAAGCACTACTTCACAAACAAGACCAAGACGGCCGCAGCGTGGGGCGTCAAGGTTAAGACCAAGCTGCTCCGCGGCTCTGCTACGGAGACCTGCTACATCCAGTCGGTCGGAGGTAACTTTGCATGATTAAGCACAGAGCTGACAGCATCAAAGAGCTGAACGAGAAACAGGCCGCAGAGGCCAAGAAGGACAAAACCATCGCCGAGCAGGCTGACACCATCGAGCTGCTGAAAGGCTGCATCATGGAGCTGGCCGACGTGGTCTACGGCGACGGAGGGGAGGTAACAGCATGAGCAAGATCGTCGAGCTGTACGTCAAGGAGCTGACCCGCGAAGGCTCCACCATGACCATCAACGACGTCCCGAAGAAGCTGCGCAAGCAGGTCGAGGACGCCATCGCTGCCATCGAGGCAGCCGCAAACGCTGGCACCGCGAAGGAAGGGGCGAGCGAATGATCGCCCGGGCCCTCGCGTGGCTATTATTAAAAATTGCAGGAAAGGAGGAGCGTGAAATGCTGGTACGTCTGTATGCAGGCGAGATCATCATGGGCCGCATCACCGAGGACGACGTCCCCGCGAAGCTGAAGGCCCGCGTGCACAAGTATCTCGTCGACATGGGCTACTTCGACGACGTCGAGGAGTAAGCCCAACAACAAGGAGGGCCGCGTCCTGCGGCCCTCCGGCTTTTATGAGGTGACACAATGATCGAAATCAACATCGGCGCGCTCGTCGTCCTTTTGGGGATCCCGACGGCCGCGACCGGCTTCTGCTTCTGGATGCTCGAGCACAGGATCCAGAAGCGCGAGAAGCAAAAGGAGGCCGAGGAGGCCAAACGACAGAAAGAGGCAGCGGCCCGAGAGCGTGCCCGTGAAGATCTCCAGATCATCACCATTCAGGGCACGTCGGCAGCCATCGCCCTCGGCGAGGCGACGGCCCGGGCCGTGCAGCGCATCCCTGACGCGCAATGTAACGGTGATATGCACGCGGCCCTCGACTACGCTGCCAAAATTAAACACGTGCAGAAGGACTTCCTCACCAGTCAGGGGATCCACGCGATCATCGACTAAGGAGGTGAGCAGCATGGCCGCAAAGAAGCGCCGGCGCAAGCGTAAAAAGAAAATCGAGGCGAGCAAGAAGCTCGCATACTGGGCGGCCATCGTGGCAAGCCTCAGCGCGGCCACGTCCTACCTGCTCTCAGCCTTCGGGCGTGACCCGGTCAGTGAAGTGACCGGCACGATCTTCACCGCCTGCGTCGGCTATCTAATCACATACGCCGGCAAGAGCCTCGGCGAGAAAATCAGCCGAAACCGCCACAGGCTCGACGCCGACGGCAACCCGCTCCCGGATCCGTCCGGGGACACTCTCAACAATGAGGAGGCACAAGGATGAACACCATCGACATCACCCCCATCGTCAACGCAGCCATCGCCCTGATCGGCGCCGGCGTCAGCGTTTTCCTGATCCCGTGGCTGAAGAAGCAGACCACCGAGGCACAGCGCAAGGAGCTGACCGCGTGGGTAAAGATCGGCGTCGCTGCCGCTGAGCAGCTCTACGTCGGACAGGGCCGCGGCGAGGAGAAGAAGCAGTATGTCCTCGACTTCCTGAAGCAGAAGGGCTTCAAGGTCGACGAGGAAAGCGTCGTCAACGCGATCGAGGCAATCGTCAAGCAGCTCAACACTGAGGGCCTGACCATCGAATAACGGAGAGGGCGGGCTCCGGCCCGCCCTTTTCTTGCTTGCAAAGGAGGTAAACCCATGAAAAACCAGAACACCGACGACATCAAGCTGAAGCCCGGCGAGACCATCACAGACGAGACTCTCGACGAGCTGACCGGCGGGAAAGGAGACGACAATGAGTAACAGCCCTCTTGTGGTCTACACCAAGCTCAGCCCAAACCACTCGGGCAAGCGCACCAAGAAGATCGACACCATCACTATTCACTGCATGGCGGGCAACTGCTCCGTCGAGACCTGCGGCAACCTGTTCGCAAGCTCCTCGAGGCAGGCGTCCAGCAACTACGGCATCGGCACCGACGGCCGGATCGCCCTGTACGTCGACGAGGCAAACCGCTCATGGTGCACCTCGTCCAACGCCAACGACCAGCGGGCCGTCACCATCGAAGTCGCCAACAACGGCGGCGCGCCTGACTGGCCCGTCTCCGCGAAGGCATACGCCGCGCTGCTGGATCTCGTGACCGACATCTGCAAGCGCAACGGCATCAAGCGCCTCGTCTGGTCGACCAGTAAAAACGACCGCGTGAACCACCTGAACGGCTGCAACATGACCGTGCACAGGGACTACGCGAATAAGAGCTGCCCGGGCGACTACCTCTACAACCGCCACGGCCAGATCGCCGCCGAAGTCAACAAGCGCCTCGGCGTCAAGGATGCAGGCAGCAGCACCGGCGGCCAGACCTCCGGCAACACAGAGACCGGCCTGAAGGTCGGCGACGTGGTCGACTTCAAGGGCACGCAGCACTACACCAGCGCGGCGGCCAAGGACGCCAAGATCTGCAAGCCCGGCAAGGCCACCATCACGGCCATCGCGGCCGGCAAGGCGCACCCGTACCACCTGAAGGCGGTCAGCGGCGGCGGCTCCACCGTTTACGGCTGGGTAAACGCTGCGGACATCTCGACCGGCAGCACAGGCACGGCCACGAGCTACCGCGTGCGGACGACGGCCGACGTGCTGAACATCCGCAAGGGCCCCGGCACCAACTACGGCGTCGCCGGCCAGATCAAGGGCAAGGGCATCTACACCATCGTCGCCGAAGCCGCAGGCCCCGGCGCGACCAAGTGGGGCAAGCTCAAGAGCGGCGCGGGCTGGATCTCTCTGGATTACGTCACGAAACTCTAAAACCGCATAGAAAAGCAGAAACCCGCCCGGAGATCCCGGGCGGGCTTTTTCTGTTATGTGGGGCTTTACTCCTCGGCGTCAGGATCCGGCGCTTCACCGGCAGCGGCGAGCTCGGCCTCTGTGGGCTGGAACCGCAGCACACGGCCCTCGGAGTCATAGAAACCGCCGAGCAGGATGGTGAAAATATCGACCAACCAGCCGATCCCGCAGGCCCCGGCCGTCAGTAGCCAGATGACGCCCGTGCCGGTTTTACCGACATAGAACCGATGGGCCCCGAAGAAGCCGAGGAAGATGCACAGCAGCAGCGCCACCGTCTTATTTTTCGGGGACGTCGGCCTCTGCGCTGCGGGGATGCTGACCGTGCCCTGCTGCGCGCCGGACTTCCCGCCGGAGCTCGTCGTATATGACAGACCCGTCCCGGGGATCCCGACGGTCGTGTGGCTTTTCCCCGTCGTGCTGACCGTGTGCTTCAGGCCCTTCGGGCCGAAGCTGATGCTCGCGCTCTTTTTGTTCAGGTTTACCCGGACACCCGGGGCCACCTTAAAGCTGCGTCTAAACCTTGTACCCATGCTTTTCCCTCCTATGTGCGCTTTTTAGCGTTTAGTCATCTTTGGCATAATATTACCATGCCAAAACTGGTAAAGTCAATATTACATAGTCATCTTTAGCATAAAGGGAGGCGAGGGCTGCGAAAATATACAAACCAGACGGCAGGTGCAACATCTCCGGGGAGAGAGTCAGGGAGGAGCGGCTGCGGGCAAACCTGTCACAGGAACAGCTCGCCTACAAGCTCCAGATCATCGGGCTGGACGTCACGCAGAAGGTCATCAGCAGGATCGAGAACGGCAGCCGAGTCGTCGCTGACTACGAGCTGGACTATCTGGCGACCGCTCTCGGCACCACCATCAACCACCTACTCGGGAAAGAATGAGAAAACCGCACGGCAGCGACGCCGTGCGGCTTTTTTTGTGGAAAAAAGCGGGAAAATGTTGAAAATCTGCCGAATTATGCTTGACATTATAGAGCAAATGCTCTATAATATAATCACAGGCAAGGGATAGCCGAGTACAGAAAGAAAGGAGAGCAAAACCGCGGAAAGGAGGCAAAGCCGTGGATGCTGAGCAGATGAAAAAACTGCTCGAGCTGCTGGAACAGGCTCTAAAGTGTGAACAGGTTGCCACCATTACGATCACAATAAAGCCGAACCAAAAGCCCAAGCAGTAAGGTCGAAGGACGGCGGGAAAAATCCCGCCCGCCGTTCCTTTTCATTATAACCACGAAACCACGGCAAAGTCAAGCGGGAGGAACAACATGGACATCTCGATCAAAGTGACCTACAAAAGCGAGGGGCTGCAAAAGCTTCGCAAGGCTGCCGGCCTGTCTCAGTCTCAGCTCGCCGATCTGGCCGGGATCAAGGTGCAGGTGCTCCAGCAGTACGAGCGCGGCGCCCGGGACATCAACGGCGCGAAGCTGCCGACGCTGCTGAAGATCTGCAACGCGCTGGAGTGCAGGCTGGCTGACATCATCACAGACGAGGAGACGCTCGAGCTCCTGAAAATTTACGAGGAACACTGACACAGAAGGGCGGCCGGCGGGCCGCCCTTTTTCTTTTTATCATGGAGGGGAACACAATGGGACAGCACTGGAGCCATCTGACGCCGACAAAGCGGATCCAGCTCGACGCCTTCATCCGCGCAGGAATGAAGCCGACGGACATCGCCAAGGAGCTCGGCGTCCATCATACGACCATCTACCGGGAGCTGAAGCGGTGCACCTATGAGCACCTCAACAGCGACTACACCACCGAGACCAGATACAACCCCGAAGGCGCACAGGCCCGCTATGAGGCCAACCTCCGCGCCAAGGGGCCGGAGCTGAAGATCGGCAACGACTACGAGCTGGCCGACTACCTGATCGCCAAGATCCGCGACGAGAAGTACAGCCCGGAGGCCGCGATCGGTGAGGCCGAGGTCAAGGGCTGGCCCTTCAAGACCCACATCTGCGCGAGCACCGCCTACAACTACATCCGCGGCGAGATCTTCGGCGACGAGCTGACCGTCTCCATGCTGCCGCAGCATGGCAAGCGCCACCAGCCGGAGCGCCCGGCCGGATCCATGCCCCGCAAGCCCGCCGGCCGGAGTATCGAGGATCGCCCTGAGCACATCAACGACCGCAGCACCTTCGGTCACTGGGAGATGGACAGCGTCGAGAGCTGCCAAGGCGTCAGCAACACCTACATCGTGATGACCGAGCGGAAAACGCGCTGGGAGCTCATTATACCGTCGCCGGACAAGACGGCCGCCAGCGTCGTCGCTGCGATTGACGGGCTCGAGGCCAAGTACGGCGACCTGTTCCCGAAGGTATTCAGATCAATCACCTGCGACAATGGCTGCGAGTTTGCCGACGCCGCCGGGATCGAACGAAGCGCCAGCGGCAAGGGCACCCGCACCGAGGTCTACTACTGCCACCCCTACCGGCCGAGCGAGCGCGGATCCAATGAGAACCAGAACGGCCTCATACGTCGGCACCTGCCGAAGGGCACCGACCTGAGCACGATCTCCTACGAGGAGACCAAGCGGATCGAGGACTGGCTGAACAACTACCCCCGCAAAATGTTCGGTTATCTGTGCTCCGAGCAGCTTTTCCGGGAAGAAATCGCCCTCATTCTGGCCTCATAAAAAATATTTTTGCTTTTTTGTGCATTTACTCTTGACAAATGGCCCGCTGTCCATTATCATTAAACGCACAGAGACTCAACTGAGTCGGCTGTGCGTTTTTTCTTTACTACAACCCCATAGGACGGAGGTGAGACTGACGGGAAAGTACCGCTACCTGACCTTCGAGGACAGGAAGAAGATCGAGGCGTGGCATCTGCTCGGAGATCGGCCGGTCGATATTGCGGCCCGCCTGAGCGTCCACCACACCACGATCTACAAGGAGCTCCAGCGAGGCGCGACCGGCGCGCTGGACGCCAACCAGCGCGAAGGGTACAGCGCAGAGCTCGCCGAGAGGCGGCTGCGTGAGAGCTTCAAGCGCAGAGGTAAACGAGCACCGGCCGCACAGTAGCCAAGAACACCCGGCAGCGCCGGGCCGAAGAAAGGAGAGCCCAACATGAAAACGATCACACGACCCCGACGCTGAAAATGGACGAGCTGCGCACCCCCTCCGCGCTGCTCTCTGAAGCGATCCGGCGGTCGTGTTTCTGCTTTTCAGGGACTCGACACCACTAAGATCCCCGGCTCTGGCCGGGCCAAGAAGAAAGGAGACCACCATGACACACAACCCCAATGTGTACGGCTATGTAAACGGGAAACCCGTCTTTTCCCGCGACGAGTTCATCTTTGAACACCGCAAGTGCGGCCCTATTGAGGACGACGCCGAGCTCATAGCCTTCGCCGAAAAAGCAACGAGCGGCTGGCATAACGCCGGCTGGAGCCATAGCTTTATCAGCTTCTACCTCAGCGACTACGCGCTGAGCGAACCCTTTGCAAGCCTGACGCTAAGCGAGTTCGGACGCCTGAAGGAGCTCCAGCAAGAAGCGCGCGAAGCCGCCAAAGCTGCGGACGACGCTCGGTGCTGGCGGCTCAAGGAGACGATCAACTGGGCCGACAACAGCGTCGAGGAAATCTACGAGGACAAAGACGGTAACACCAAGCACGTCACGGTCGTCGGCCCGCACGGCGACGCCTGCTGAGGAGGCGCGGAACATGAACACCAAAGCCATCCGGCAGCTCGCCGACGTCACGCTGGACAAGTACCGCAGCTCGATCCCTCGCAAAGCCTTCGAGGAGTTCGTGAAGGACATCATCGCCGGCGAGAACCGCGCGACCGCCTTCGGATACGAGGCGAGCCCCATCTGCCGGGCCTCGTTCCCGTCCGCGCTGGACGAGGACGGCGCCCGCTGCACCGTGGAGGTCACGGTCTACCGGCTGAACGCCGTGGCCGTCACCGCCTTCCTGCTGGACGGGCCCGAGACGCTGCTACGGCACATCGGGCTCGACGAGCGGGACACATACACCACCAAGCACGAGATCGACGACCTCGTCACCGTCGTGCACATCACCAGAGAGGAGGTGCCAGCATGGCAGCACTGAGAGACATCGCCCGAGACTTCGCCGCGGAGATCCGCGACGGCATCGGCTGGACAATCGTGTATCGCACCGGCCGCTCGTGGAACGCCCTGACAATCTGGAGCGACATCTGGAACGGCGAGTGGGAGACTGACGACCTCAACGAGGCCATCGGGATCCTGAAGGCAGACCCGGACGCCGTCATCGTCAACGGCTACTACTGCGGCCACTTCGGTGAGGACATGACCATCGACGAGATCGCCGCCGGGATCCGCTGGCACTACGAAGGCGGCCGCAACCGCCTCGCGGACTATTGCGAAGTCACGCAAGGCCGGGACTCCCTCGAGGAGGGCCGCAAGGCTGCCGAAGCTGCCGGCCTCCCGTTCTGTGAGCGTCTGGCCGACGGAGGCGACAACGAGCTGAGCCCCTACGTCTACGACGGCAGCATGACGCTCGCCGATCGTGAGAAGATGCAGCAGGCCCGCGAAGCCTTCGAGAAGCTGGCCGACGCTCTGCGGGAAATCGCCGCCAAGCTGGCCGAGGCCCTGAAACCGGTCATCAACGCCGTGCTCTCTGCCCTCAAAAAGCTCTGGAAGGTATCGGCCAAGGCCATCGGAGTGCCGCCGAAGTGGCTGCACCTCGCAGCTCACGCAAAGAAAGCCAGAACCCGGAAGAAGTACCGCAACCGCATCCGGCGCTATGTTTTCGAGGCTCTGGCTGCGGAAGGAGGTGGAGGCCCATGACAGCCAAGTGCGTCGGCTGCGGGCTCGACTGGAACGTCAGCATCTACCAGAAGATCCCCCGCACCGGCTACATCTGCCCGCACTGTGAGAGCCGGCTCCGCGCCGGCGAGACCCTGCCGAACATTCAGGCCAGCCAGAAGGCTCGGCCGCAGAGAACGAAAGGAGCAACCCCATGAAAAAGATCGCACTCAAGAACACCGCCCGCGGCACGGCCTTCGACTATGCCGGCCAGAGCTGGATCCTGCTGGAGAATGATGACGGCCGCGCCCTCTGCCTGAGCAAGGACATCATCGAGACCCGAGCCTTTGACGAGGGCAACTGCAACAACTTCGCCGTCGCCAGCAGCAAGGAATACCTCAACGGCGCCTACCTCGACAACCTGCTCGAGGACGTGAACGGCCCCAACGCCTTCCTGACCACGGAGCTCGACCTGACCACCGACGACGGCCTGAAGGACTACGGCACCTGCACCGTCACCATCTTCCTGCTGACGGTCGACCAGTACCGGCGCAACCGCGACGTCATCCCCAACGCAGACGACTGGTGGTGGCTGTCTACTGCCTTCAGCACGAAGTCTAACGGCTACGAGTCACTCGCCCGCGGCGTCGGCGCCGGTGGCGCTCTGAGCTGGAACCTCGCCTGCCTCGGCTGCTTCGGCCTGCGCCCCGCTTGTTATCTGGACTCCGATCTCCTGATCTCCATCGAGGACGACGAAGCCACAGACGACGTCACGCCGGAGCACGCCGGCGAGATCATCGCGGCGCTGGCCGAGCAGTTCGGCGGCACCTTCGCCACCGAGGATCAACTGACCGCGGCCCTCTCGTTTATGCTCGGCACCCTGAGAGCCGCCCGCGAGAAGGAGGCCCGGCATGAGTAACCTCTCCACCCTGTTCGACCGCTACAAGGCCCTCGTCGTGTTTGATACCGAGACCAGCGGCCTCGACTTCGACAACGACCAGATCATCGAGCTCGCCGCCCTGCGCGTGGAGCGCACGGCCACAGGCGGCCTGCGGATCGCCGGCAAGATGGACACCTTCATCAAGCTGCCGGAGGGCGAGACCCTCCCGGAGAACATCGTCAGCCTGACCGGCATCACCGACGAGCGGCTCCAGACCGAGGGCGTGCAGCCGGTCAAGGCAGCCGGCCAGATCGCCAAGCTCATGCAGAACGGCCCGACGCTGATGATCGCCCACAATGCACAGTTTGACGCCTGTTTTCTCCGTGGCCTGCTCCGCGGCCAGAAGGTCGGCCGGATCGACTGGCTGGACAGCCTGACGGTCTACAAAGACCGCAGGGCCTACCCGCACAAGCTCGCCAACGCGATCATCGCCTACGACCTCACCGGCAAGGTACAGAACAGCCACCGCGCCATCGACGACGTGCTGGCCCTGTTCGAGGTGCTGAAGGCGATGGACGACGAGCGTGAGGATCTCGGCAGCTACGTCAACCTGTTCGGCTACAACCCCAAGTACGGCGTCAGCGGCCGCCGGATCGTGGGCGTCAGATATGAGCCGCAGAGCTTCAACAAGGGCCTGACTCGCCCGGAGCAGACGCTCCCGGCCCGCGTGGCGCGGAGGTGACAGCATGAGCCCGGAGATCACGATCACGAGCGAGGAGCTGCGCGAGCGCGTCGAGGATCACCTCGACCGCTGGATCCCTGACGACGTCTGGAACCGTGCCGAGCCCTACGCCCGCCACAAAAACGAAGTAAACCGGCAGCGACACCCCGAGATCGACTACTACGACAACGACTACCTCGTGCTGCTGACCGCTGACACCGTCCGAGAGACCGAGTTCAGCGACCTCACTCACGCCCTCTGTGATCTGACCGTCGCACGGGCTCAGTGAAAGGAGAAACCAATGGAAACCACAAAAGAAAGGGCCGCCCGTTGCGACCGGGCGACCCATGCGAGAAGATCCAGCAGCCTGTCAGCATACGGATCCCGCACCGCAAGTATAACACGCCGGCGCCGCCGTGCCAAGAGGAAAGCCCTGAGAGCTGCCACGCTGGCCGCTGCCGTCCTTCTGCTGGGCGGCATCTCTGTGGCAATCTTCACCACCCCGGCCGGCAGCAAGCAGGAGACCAGCATCCTGCCGCCGACCACCACCGTCGGCACATACATCCCGGACACCCCCACCCCGGCCGCTGAGGCCGTGGAGCCGGCCGAGCCCGCCGTGCGCTACCCTCTGACCGACGCCGAGCGCGACGTCGTCGAGCGCGTGGTCATGGCCGAGGCAGGCGGGGAGTCCTTCGAGGGCCAGATGCTCGTCGCTCAGTGCATCCTCAACGCAGCCGAGAAGCGCGGCGTCGATCCCTCTGAGGCCGTCTTCCTTTACAGCTACACCAAGAGCCGGCCGGATCCCACACAGCGCGTCAAGGACGCCGTCGCGGCCGTGTTCGACCGAGGCGAGACCGTCGTGGACGAGCCGATCCTCTACTTCTACAACCCCGCCCTCGTGACCAGCGACTTCCACGAGAGTCAGATCTTCGTCATCGAGGAAGGCGGGCACCGTTTCTTTGCAGAAAGGAGTACCAGATGAAACACCTCACCGAAATGAAGCCGGGCGAGACCCTGCACCTCCGCAGCGGCCGCGACCTCGAGCTCGAGAGCGTCACCCCTGTCACCTGCGGCGTGATGCTCACCTTCAACGTCACCGAAAGAAAGGAGCACAACAATGAGCGATAAGACCACCGCGGCCCTCGCTGCCGAGCAGGCAGACACAGAGGCCACCACCACGCAGGAGGCCGAGCTGCCGCCTGCTGCCACGCTGGACGAGCTGGAGCAGGTCGACCTCGGCACCGTCGCAGAGGGCGAGCGCGCCCCGTTCCGTATCACTGACGACCGCTGCGCCGACTGGGCCATCCGCAAGATCGCCGACGAGCGCAGCGAGTACGACCGTCTGAAGGCTCTGGCCGACGAGCAGATCGCGGCCATCAACGAGAAAGTCGCCGCCGCCCGCAAGCGCATGGAGAACGGCACCTCGTACCTCACGAGCTGTCTGGCCGACTTCTTCACCACCGTCCCCCACAAGGAGACCAAGACGACGGAGAAGTACCGCCTCCTCTCCGGCACCCTGACCTTCAAGAAGGGCACCACCAAGACCAAGCTCGACGAGACCAAGCTGGTGCCATGGCTCAAGGCCAACGGCTACGGCGAGCTCGTAAAGGTCGAGGAGTCGACCCGCTGGGCCGACCTGAAGAAGCTGCTCAGCTACACCGGCGACATCGCAACCCTGACCGAGACCGGCGAGATCGTGGAGGGCGTCACCGTCTACGAGACCCCGGGCATCTTCACGGTCGACGTGTAAGGAGGCACCGATATGGCAGAAACCAAGAAAACCGAGGCGGCCGCTGCTGCGGCCCCTCCTGAAGCCGCCTGCCTGACGCTCCGGCAGAAGCTCGTCGAAATGCGAAAAGCCTGCCCGGAGATCGTAAAGAAGCAGCACAGCGACGGCGTCAGCTACAAGTACGCCAAGATCTACGACGTGTGGGAGAAGATCACCCCCATAATGAACGAGCTCGGCGTCGACTTCGACGTCATCAGCGAGCAGGCCACGCGCCACGCCGAGAACGGCGACCCGGTCTACTGGATCACCATGCAGACCAAGACCCGCAACGGCGACAAGCTCATGTTCCTCTATGAGGCCGACCTGACGATCCGCTGGCTGAACCTCGACAACGACGACGAGACCATCGAGGCAACCGTCCACGCCGTCGGCTGGAACGATGACCCCGCCAAGGCCAAGGGCGCGGCCCACACCTACGCCCTGAAATACTACCTTTTCGAGAAGTTCACCGTCGACCAAGGCGAGGACGACCCCGACAACAGTGACTTCGGCGCGCAGGGCAAAGGATCCGGCGCTGGAGGCCGCCAGCAGGCCACACAGGGCCGTCAGGGGCAGAGCTCCGGCCGTCTGAGCGACGCGCAGCTCGCGCGCCTCTACAAGAAGGCAGAGGCCGCAGGAATGACCAAGGAGCGCACCAACGCCCGGATCGTGGAGAAGTACAAAAAGCAGGATCCGGCCACCCTGACCCGCCAAGAGTACGACGAGATCTGCACGTCCCTCGACAACGCGGCCGCACAGCATAACCAGCAAGGAGGAAACGCCTAATGTATAACCACGCCGGCCTCCAAGGCCGTCTCACCGCCGACCCCGAGCTCAGATACACGCAGCAGGGCGCGGCGATCACCAGCTTCACCCTCGCCAGCGACACCGGCCGCAAGACCAAGGACGGCAAGAAGATCACCAACTTCATCGAGTGCGTCGCATGGCGCGCACAGGCCGAGTTCGTCTGCAAGTACCTGAGCAAGGGCCGCCTCGTCCTCGTCGAGGGCGAGCTCACGAGCCGCAGCTACGAGGACAAGGACGGAAACCGCCGCAAAGCCGTCGAGATCACGGTCGACTCCGTCCACTTCTGCGACAGCAAGAAGGACGGCGGCCAGAGCTCTGGCAGTGACTTCGCCGATCCGGGCTACTCTGAGGGCTCCGGCGACTTCACGGAGATCGAGGACAATGGCGACCTTCCATTTTAACCTGACCGCCGGACGACCGGCAGACGACCAAAAGCAGACCACAAACAAACGACCACAGAAAGGAGGTGACGACCGTGGCATGGCTGCAAGTGCATCAGACACTCAAGGATCACCGCAAACTGTTCGACGCTGCTGACCAGCTCGAAGTCGAGCCGCCGCACATGATGGGGCTGCTCGTCTCGTTCTGGCTGTGGGCCCTCGACAACGCCCCGACCGGCAGCCTCGTCGACATCACGCCGCGCATGATCTCGCGGGCCGCTCAGTGGGACGGAGACCCCGAAAAGCTGGCGAAAACGCTGATCCGGGCGGGCTGGATCGACGAAAAAGAGGACGGGACGCTCGAGATCCACGACTGGTACGAGTACGCCGGCAAGCTGATCGACCAGCGGCAAGCCGAGAAAGAGCGCTCCCGCAGTCGCCGGGCCGCTGCTGCGGCGTCTGCCGACGCCTCGCCGGACGACCCAACGCCGACCGCAGGACGACCGGCAAACAGCCGCAAGAAAGCCGGAGGCAGAGTAGACCAGAGTAGAGAAGATAAGACAAGAGAAGGTAATACACCCCCTTCCCCCTCTGACGAGGGGAGTGACGGCGGCACGAAGTCGCTCGTCGAGGCCAGATTTCTCGAGTTCTGGAAAGCCTACCCGAAAAAGACCGGCAAGCAGTACGCTCTGAAGGCGTGGAACAAGATCAAGCCCACCGCTGAGCTCCACGAGAGGATCATGCAGGCGGTCGACGCTCAGAAGCGGAGCGACCAGTGGCGCCGGGAGAACGGGCGCTACATACCGAACCCGAGCACATGGCTCAACGGCGGCTACTGGGACAACGAGGAGGTGAACGAAGGTGCAGAAAATCAGCGAGATCCTGAACAGCCCGACAGCTCCGGCCGAGACTGGGGCAAGGGCTTCAAGCCGGCCGACGACGAGTGACGCCGGTAACTGGATCTGGAGCAACGACGAGCGCCTCGCCGGTCGTCCCGGAGTCCCTGAGCCCGTCCCCTGCGAGTTCTGCGGCGCCCTGCGCTACCACAAGGGCATCCAGCTCGGCAACCGCATCCTCTGGCCTCCCTACGGAGCCGAGCGATGCACCTGCCCCGAGGCCGTGGCTGCCTATGAGAAGGCAAAGGCAGAGCGCGAAGCTGCTGAGGCCGCTGCCGCCAAGGCTGAGGAGGAGAAGAAAATGCGGGATCGCATCAAGCGCATCGTCGGCGAGTCAGGCATGGGCGACCGTTTCCTGCGGCGCACCTTCTCCACCTTCCAGCTCACCGACGACAACAAGCGAGCAGCGGCAGCCGCCCGGCGCTATGCCGAAGGCTTCGACGCCATGCTGCCGCAGCCCGGCCGTCAGGAACCCGGCCGCAACGGTTTGTTTATCGCGGGCCCGCCGGGCACCGGCAAGACCCACCTCGCCGCTGCCATCGCCAACCACCTGATCGCGCAAGGCAAGCCGGTCATCTGCATGACGATGATCGACCTGCTGGAGCGCATCAAGCGCACCTACTCCACGACCGGCGGCAGCGAGAGCGACGTCCTGAAGATCTACAAGACCGTCCCGCTCCTCGTGATCGACGACATCGGCAAGGAGCCGCCGACCGAGTGGGCGATCTCCACGGTCTACAACATCATCAACGGCCGCTATGAGGCATACCTGCCGACCATAGTGACCACCAACTACGACACCGAGGCCCTGATCGACCGCATGACGCCGCGGGAAAGCCACGACAGCATGACGGCCAGGGCCGCCATCGACCGGCTCATGGAAATGTGCAGGGGCATCACCCTCACCAGCCAGAGCTGGCGCTCACGATAGGAGGAACAACATGAAAAAGGTTTACATCTGCTCCCCGTGCCGCGGGGACTACGAGAACAACATCCAGCGCGCCAAGGAATACAGTCGCGCGGCTGTGGAGAAGGGCGTCATCCCCGTCACCCCGCACATCTATCTCACGCAGTTCATGGACGACAACGTCCCCGAGGAGCGTGAGCTGGCCCTGAAGATCGGCAGCGAGCTGGTGCTCGGCTGCTCCGAGCTGTGGGCCTTCGGTATTGACCACCCTTCGGCCGGCATGGCTGCGGAGATTGAGCTCGCCAAGGCGCACGGCATCCCCGTCCGCAACGGCTTCGAGGCCATCAGCGAGCTGAAGCCTGACGAGGAGCTGGAAAACAGCGAGGAGGACAAGCCGGACATCGGCAGCGTCACGTTGCACCTGCCCGCCTTCAGGGCGATGGCCGTCTGCAACCAGCACCTCGACCACGGCCCCATCAGCATCGAGCTGGATGGCAGCGTCATCCTCGAGCTCGCCGACCGCCTGATCTCCGATCCGGGCGTCCACATCGAGATCGGAGGCTGAACGCCGTGACGAAGTACGACCCGAGAAAGAACGCGGAGGGCTACAACGACCCGACGCCATACGCAGCCGAAAAACACATGATGGCGCAGATCCGCGGCAAGCAGGCCAGAGTCGCCGGCGGCTACTTCGAGAATATCATCTCGGCCTCGTGCGACTACTACCTCAGCCGCGGCCTCGCCAAGATCGAAAAGACGCCGGAGCCCATGAAGCCCCTCGGCGCCAAGAACCGCAAGGGCCAGTTCCTCACCTGCTATACCAAGCAGGCCCAGCCGGACTATGGCGGCACCCTGAAGGGCGGCCGGAGCATCTACTTCGAGGCCAAGCACACCGACGACGAGCGCATCGAGCAGCGCCGGCTCACTCAAGAGCAGCAGGACGACCTCGAGGCCCATCACAAACTCGGCGCCATCGCCTTCGTGCTCGTCTCCGTGAGCCTGACGGACTTCTACCGCGTGCCGTGGCCCGTCTGGCGCGACATGGCCGAGATCTACGGCCGCAAGTACATGACGCACGCAGAGCTCTCCCGCTACGAAGTACCGGCGACGGCCGGCTTCATCAAGTTCCTGCACGGCATCGAGTCGGAAGTGCTCGGAAAGGAGGCAACAACGTGATCCCGTTCCCGGATAAGAAATACAGCATCATCTACGCCGACCCGCCGTGGAGTTACAGCGACAGCGGATGCTCGGGCGCGGCTGCCGCGCAGTACGCGACCATGAGCATCAACGAGCTGAAGCGGCTCCCCGTCAACCCTGCGGGGGGGGTATAGCTGCTGACGACTGTGTGCTCTTTATGTGGGCCACATACCCGAAGATGCAGGAGGCCCTCGACCTGATCGAGGCGTGGGGCTTCAAATACAAGTCGATCGCCTTCCAGTGGATCAAGCAGAACCGCAGCGGAAACGGCTACTTTTTCGGCCTCGGCCGCTGGACTCGAGGCAATACCGAGCCCTGCCTGATCGCCATCAAAGGAAAGCCGAAGCGCATCAGCGCCGGCGTCGGTCAGCTCGTATTCTCGCCGCTGCGCAGGCATAGTCAAAAGCCTGCCGAAGTGCGCGACAAGATCGTCGAGCTGATGGGAGACCTACCCCGCATCGAGCTTTTTGCCCGAGAAGCCGCCCCGGGATGGGACGTGTGGGGCAACGAAGCGCCGACGCCTAAAAAAAAAGACGAGCCAGTCGACAGCGTCGAGCTGGCCGGAAAGGAGGAAACACATGAACCAGACAACCAAAGAGACCCGGCGCCGCAGCTATGACGCCGTACTCCCCAAGCGGGCCGCCCGCTGCCGCCTGATCCTCGAGACCCTCGGCAACCGTGAGCTCACGGCCAGCGAGATCACTGAGGAGCTCGTCGCAGCCGGCCGGATCCCGTACTTCAACCGCAACTACGTCGCCCCGCGGCTCACAGAGCTGAAGGAGATCGGGATCCTCACGACGGTCGGCCGCCGTAAGGCCACCCGCTCGGACGCCACCGAGGCCGTGTGGGCCAGAGCGGAGCCTTCAGGCCCCACGGGCCAGACGGCCGCAGCCTACGCAGACAACCCGACCGAGGCCGAGCAGATGACGCTCGGATCGGCCACCTGAGAGGAGGGCCAGCATGGAACGTCTGACCCACGAGAGAGTCAACGGCATCAAGACGGGCTACGTCGCATGACCAACGAGAACAGCGTCAGCACCAACGACAACGGCGTCACGCAGACCGTCGAGGCCCGTCAGGGCGTCGCCCTCAACGCGCTCATCGAGATCAAGCCGCGCGTCATGCTGCGGCCGTTCCGCACCTTCCTCGAGGTGGAGCAGCCCGAGAGCGAGTTCCTGCTGCGCGTGGATCCCGACGAGGGGATCGGCTTCTTCGAGGCTGACGGCGGCATCTGGAAACTCGAGGCGAAGAAGAACATCGCCGACTACTTCCTGAAGAATATGGGCGATCTGATCGACGCCGGCAAGGTCGTCGTCATGCAGTAAATGGAGCGCCGGGCGGGCTCCGGCCCGCTCGGCTTTTCTGAAAGGAGCAGCACCGTGAAAGAATACGAAACCCTCACCCGTGAGAAGGTCGACGTCGTGCCCTTCGGCTGCGGTATGCCGGAGACCTACCTGATGCAGGACTGGAGCGACAGGATGCTCGACCTGATCCTGAACGGGCCCACCATCAACGGCATCAAGAAGGACGAAGTGCGGGCCATGCTGCGCGAGACCTACACGGCCCTGAAGCAGTACGAGAAGATCGGCCCGATGGCATCGCCCTTCATCAACGACCCGACGGCCATCGTGGCCCGGGCCTTCTCTGAGCTCTACCCCGGCGTCGAGTACGTCGCGCAGTACGTACCCGACCTGCGGGACGAGACCAACGGCACCGCCTACGGCCTGACAATCTTTCCCGACGACGGCAGCACGCCGATCGTCTGCATCTCGGCCGAGGCGCCCATCAGCGCCGCCCCTGAGCTGCTGGCGCACGAGCTGGCCCACGTCGCCACCCCGGAGGACACAGAGCACGGCGAGAGCTGGAGCGCAGCGTCGGAGGCCATATTCAAGAAGTACAACGAGCTCCTCGACACCATGATCCACGACGAGCCTGAGCCCATCCTCTCGCCCCACCAGCCCGGAGACGGCGGGATCCTCACCATGCCGCTGCGCGATAACGTCCCGGAGCCTCCGACGGACGACTGGCAGCCCACCACCTGCCCCGTCTGTGGCGCTGAGTGCTGGCAGACAGACACGGCCCGCCGGATCCTCGCACTGGAGCCCGACGTCCGAACCGCCTGCACAGCCTGCGCGCTGAAGGGGCTCGGAAAATAATACTGGAGGTAATACATGAACAACGAAAGAAACAACACGACGGCCGGCGGGATCGGCTTCTGCGGCCTTCTCGCCGTCGCCTTCATCGTCCTGAAGCTCACTGGCGTCATCAACTGGAGCTGGCTGTGGGTACTGGCCCCGATCTGGATCCCGACCGCCATCTCCCTCGCCATCATCGTGATCGTGCTCGTGGCCATACTGGTCAGAGAGCTGACGAAGGGAGGCCGCCCGTGATGACCACGGAGGAACGCCGGGCCCTGCTGGATCGTGCGATCACGACCTACGGCGCGCCAGCACAAATGGACATGGCCGTCGAGGAGATGGCCGAGCTGACCAAAGCCCTCTGCAAAATCAAACGGGCACAGGCTGGCTGCGAAGTGACCGCAGCGATCGGCAACGTGATCGAGGAGATGGCCGACGTCCAGATCATGCTCGACCAGCTCCGTATCATCTTCCACCGATCCACCGAGGAGGTCGAGGAGGCGAAACTGGAACGGCTGAAAAACCGTCTTGACGGCCGAAACAACTGGCAGGGCTCCAGCCTCCACAAGTGGATCGAGAAACAATTCTCCACAGGAGGTGACGGCCATGAATAAACCGCAGCCGCAGACCGGCCCCGAGATCGAGGAGTACAGCACCACGGCCACGCCGAAGGCATACGCCGGCAGCGTCCCCGTGTTCTGTGCACACGACGCCATCGTCCCGCTGAAGGATCTGCGGCCCAATCCAAAGAACCCCAACCAGCACCCGCCGGAGCAGATCAAGCTCCTCGCCTCTATCATCAGAGCGACGGGCTGGCGCGCCCCGATCACTGTCAGCAAGCGCAGCGGGCTCGTCACAAAGGGCCACGGCCGTCTCATGGCCGCGCAGCTCGACGACCTGACCGACGCCCCGGTCGACTATCAGGACTACGCCAGCGAGGCCGAGGAGCTGGCCGATCTGACGGCAGACAACCGCATCGCGGAGCTCGCCACCACTGACAACAAGATGCTCGCCGAGGTTTTCGCCGACATCGACACCGGCGAGATCCCGTTCATGCTCAGCGGCTACACCGAGGAAGAATACGGCAATCTTGTCACGGCTCTGTCCGAAGCTCTGCATGATGACGAGTCGGAAAAGGAGGACGGCGACACCGAGCCCGAGGCGCTGCCAGAGGAACCATTCACCGAACCCGGCGACCTCTGGCTGCTGGGAGACCACCGGCTTTACTGCGGTGACAGCCTGAAGATGGGCGACGTTCAGAAGGCAACCGACGGGCAGCGCGCCGACCTTGTTTTCACCGACCCGCCATACGGCATGGGAAAAGAGAGCGACGGCGTCCAGAATGACAACCAGAACCAGAACGATCTCCTCGAGTTCAACAAGAAGTGGATTGCGCTCAGTTTCTCGATCCTGAAGGAAAACGGGAGCTGGTACTGCTGGGGCATCGACGAGCCGCTCATGGATATTTACGCCTTCATCCTTCGGCCGATGATCGCCGCGAACCAGATCACGTTCAGAAACTACATCACATGGGCGAAGCACTCAGCCTTCGGCGTCAACAGCGAGCTCATGCGGAGCTACCCGAGGGAAACTGAGAAATGCCTCTTTGTTATGTGCGGCGTCGAAGGCTTCAACAATAACAAAGACCATTTCAACGACGCATACGAGGCAATCCTCGATTATATGGTCGGAGAGGCTCAGAAGGTCGGACTCAAGGCCAAGCAGCTCACGGAGATCACCGGCGTTCAAATGTGGGGGCACTGGTTTAGCAAATCGCAGTTCACGCCGATCCCGGAGTGGCACTACAAAAAGCTCCAGCAGGCATTTAAGGGCCGAGCCTTCAGCCTTCCACACGATCAAGTGATGAAACTGCGCAACAAGCCGTCCGAGGCATACCAGAGCATGAAAGCAGAAGCGATGGAGCTGCGCGCCTTCTTTGACAACACACACAACGACAGCGACGAGCATGACATAATGACCGATGTGTGGCGTTTCCCGATCACAAACACAGCAGAAAGAGACGACGCAGGCGGGCACGCAACGCCGAAGCCGATCGCACTGTGCGAGCGGGCCATTCTGAGCAGCAGCCGGCCGGGCGAGCTCGTGGTCGACTTCTTCGGAGGCTCAGGCTCGACGCTCATAGCCTGCGAGAACACCGGGCGAACCTGCTCCATGATCGAGCTCGAACCCAAATGGTGCGACGTGATCGTGCGGCGCTACATCAAAACAACTGGAGACAATAACGTGCGCTGCGTCCGTCAAGGCCGAGAGCTACCGCGCGAGGAGATCGCCGCGATCTTCGAGCCTGACGAGGAAGGAGGTGAGCAGGAGTGACGCCCTGACATAATGAGCGAGAAGCCGATCACACAACGGATCAAGGACGGGCTCGCGGTCTACACCGCCATGCTGAGGGACATCGACAACCAGCTCGAACGCCTCGACCGCATGGAGATGACGATGGCCTCACCGCCCGGCCCTGATCTGACAGGTATGCCACGCGGATCCGGCACACCATCCGACCGCACCGGCATGATGGTGGAGCGGAAAATGGAGCTCGAGGAACAGATCGACCGGCTCAAGGCCGAGGAGAAGCAGGAGCGCAACGCCATCGAGGGCCTGATCCTCCAGCTCTCCGACCCCGACGAGCGCGCCGTCATCCGGCTGCGCTACTTCGACCGGGCTGACTGGGAGAGCACCTGCGGCGTCCTGTTCGGTGATCGGCGGGACTACGTCGACAGAGTGGACGCCTACCAGAACAGGACATACAAGATCCACGGCCGCGCCCTGCTCAACCTCGCCGCCGCGCTGGACGAGCTGGAGCCCCTGCCTGAGCCGCGGCAGTAAAACGCAGTAAAAGGAACAAAAGGGAAGTAAAAGGAATTGAAAAGCAGTAGCGACCCGTGCTATTCTATATCCTGCAAAAGACCGCCGGACACACGGGCAACGCCGTGACAATTCCGAGCGGCTGACCAGAGGAAAACCGAATAACAACCGACGGCAAGAGGCCGACGGGCGAACCAACGCCCGCCGGTCTCTTTTTGCGTATAGGAAGGAGGCGACGGCCATGCCGAAGAACAGCATCTCGGCGCAGCTCAGCAACCTGCAACAGCTCGTCGCTGACCTCGAGGCAATCGAGAACGGCGGCAAGAAGGCCATCAGCAACACCATCAAGGACGTCAAGGCCAGAGCACCGGGCTGGATCGCTCAGGAGGTCACGGCCGTCTACAACATCAAGAAGTCGGAGATCACGCCCTCGGGCAGCGGAAAGCCGAAGAAGATGGCCGGCAGCATCCAGATCACCGGCGAGACCATCGAGGAGCTCGCCATCACCTACAAGGGCAGGCTCCTGACCCCTGTGCACTTCGGCATGACACCGAAGGCCCCGCCCCGCGGTAAGAGCTACACGCTGAAGGCGTCGGTGCTCAAGGGACAGAAGAAGGTAATCGGCCGCTATCTGAACACCCGTACCCCGGGCGGCCCGTTCTCGCAGCGATCGCACAATATTCTCATGGGGACAGGCAACACCAAGAGCGACGGCACGAGCTGGATCCCATTCCAGCGAATGAGCAAGACCCGCACCGACATCAAGAAGCTGACCACCATCTCGGTGCCGCAGATGATAACCAGCGACCGCACCAACGAGGCCATCATGCTCCGGCTCAACACCGAGACCAGCAAGCGCCTCGAGCACCACATGAAGCGAGCCCTCGGCCTCTAAGCCAGAGCCCACCAGAACGCCGCACAGCGCGTCCACAGCCGTGCCCGACACCGAGCCCGGCCCACACCGCCGGACGCGCGCAGAGCGCGCCACAGCGCCGCGCAGACGCCTCCACGGCCGCACGCAGCGCCGCAAGGTACTGTGACGGCCCCCTCTGGCCTGCGGTGCTGGCGAGCCCAAAAAACGCGCAGCCGGGAAAAATTTTTTTCGGGCCGTTTCGTTTCGCCCGAGCGGCAGAAAGGAGGGAACGCCATGCCGAACCCAACCAACAACAAGCTCGTCGACAGCAAGACCATCGCGGCCCTGTTCGACATGACGCCCCGCCGAGTGCAGCAGCTCACCAAGGATGGCGTCATCGCCGCGGTCAAGGAAGGCAACGCCAACCGCTATGACCTGCTGCCGACGATCCAGAGGTACATCCGATACCTGACGGCCAAGGCCAACGGCCGGGAGCCGTCGAAGAAGGACAGCGAGATCGAGGGCCGGCGTCTGGAGGCTGAGGCTGACCTCAAGCGCAGCAAGGCAGACATCGCCGCCCTCCAGCTCAGTGAGCTCGAGGGCACCATGCACCGCAGCGAGGACGTCGAGGCTGTGATGACCGACCTCGTCTACAATATCAGGTCGATGCTCGTGGCCCTGCCGGGTCGTCTGGCCGTCGACGTCACCGGCGCAGCAACACCCGCCGAGGCGTCTGAGATCATCCGCACAGAGGTCTACAAGATCCTGACGGAGCTGGCCGGTTATAAATACGATCCCGAGGTGTACGCCCGGCGAGTAAGGGATCGGGAAGGCTGGAGCGAGCAGCTCGCCGATGACGCGGACGACTAAAAAAGCCGCCGCGAAGCTCAATACCGCCATCGCCGGAGCGGTCAAACGCTTCGCCCCGCCTGAGAGCCTGACCGGGCGCGAGGGGGCCGACAAGCACCGCCGCCTCTCCCCGGAAAGTTCAGCCGAGGCCGGCCCGTGGCGTACCAAGCGCACCCCGTACCTCGAGGAGCCAATGCGGGCCTTTACGGATCCGAAGGTGCACAAAATAGTCATGGTGGCCGCCTCTCAGGTCGGCAAGTCTGAGCTCGAGCTCAACATCATCGGCTACATCATCGACCAGGACCCCGGCAGCATCCTCTACGTCCACCCGACCATCGACGACGCCCGGAAGTTCAGCCGCCTCCGCGTGGCCCCTATGATCCGCGACAGCAAACCCCTGAAGGCGAAGGTGCACGACGTCAAGGCCAAGGACAGCGGCAACACGATCCTTCAGAAGTCGTTCCCGGGCGGGATGCTCACCCTGACCGGCTCCAACAGTGCCTCGGCTCTGGCCTCCACGCCTGCCCGCTATATCATCGGCGACGAGCGCGACCGCTGGGCGACCAGTGCCGGCACCGAGGGCGACCCGTGGGCGCTGGCCGAAGCACGTCAGGCCACATTCTACAACGCCAAGGCGGTCGAGGTCTCCACCCCGACCATCAAGGGCAACAGCAACATCGAAACGAGTTTTTACCAAGGCACGCAGGAACGCTGGTGCCACCGCTGCCCCGAGTGTGGGGAGTACAGCGAGATCGTGTTCGACAATATCCACTTCGACCCGGAGGTCAAGAGGATCCGCGGGAAAAAGTCGTGGAGCCTCAAGAGCGGCGTCTCGTGGAGCTGCCCGGCCTGCGGCTGCCTGATCCCCGAGGACGTCATGCGAAAGCAGCCTGCCAAGTGGATCGCCGACAACCCGGACGCCTACAAGAAGGGCGTCCGTTCTTTTTGGCTCAATGCCTTCTCGAGCCCGTGGACTCCGTGGGAGAAAATCGTCCTCAAGTTCCTCGACGCCAAGGATGACCCGCAGCGCCTCAAGGTCGTCTACAACACCCTGCTCGGTCAACTGTGGGAAGATCGCGGCGACCTCGAGGACGAGGACACCATGCTCGCCCGCCGTGAGGACTACGGCACCCGCCCGGACGGCACCCCTGTGGAGCTGCCTGACGGCGTGCTCGTGCTGACCTGCGGCGTCGACACTCAGGACAACCGCCTCGAATACGAGGTAGTCGGTCACGGGAAGTATGGCGAGACGTGGGGCGTCGTCAAGGGCTACATCATGGGCCGGCCAGACACCCCGGAGGTCTGGCAGCGGCTCGATGACGTGGTCGACCACGTCTACAAGTTCAAAAACGGCCGCGGCCTGAAGATCTCCATCACCTGCGTCGACTCCGGCGGCCACTTCACCCAAGAGGTCTATGAGGCGTGCCGGGCCCGCGTCGGCAAGCGCGTCTTTGCCATCAAGGGCAAGGGCGGCGACGGCATCCCCTTCGTCTCGCCCCCGAGCAAGGTGCCGATCCGCGACAACAAGCGGATCACCTGCTGGCTCTACACCATCGGCGTCGACGCCGGCAAGGCGACGATCATGGCTAATCTGAAGGTGCAGGAGCCCGGGCCAAAATACTGCCATTTCAACCGGCACCCCGACGCCGGTTATGACCTCAATTTCTTCAACGGGCTCCTCTCCGAGAAGCTGGTGCTAACGCACACGCGCCGCGGCGACCGCTGGGCGTGGGAGAAGCTGCCCGGGCACAACCGCAACGAGGCCCTCGACTGCCGCGACTACGCCAACGCCGGCCTCAAGATCATCAACCCCGACATGGACGCCATCGAGCGCCGCCTGCAAGGGCTGGAGGAAAAGCCGAAGACCCCGCAGCAGCGACGGCAGCGGCAACGGCACAACCGGGCCGACGCCTTCGACGACTGGTAAGGAGGACAGACCACAATGAGAAAGACCCGCGAACAAATCGAGTACCAGCTCTCCATCAAGAGGAACCGGCTGGAGCTCTACCTGAAGCGAGAGGCCGAGATGCTGGACGGAGGCGTCCAGAGCTACGGCATCGGCTCGCGCAATCTGGCCCGCTACAACACCGACCTCGGATCCATCCGGGCCGCCATCAAACAGCTCGAGGCAGACATCGAAGCCCTCGAGGCCGCACTGAACGGCGAGAAGCCGCGAAAAGCTGTGGGAGTAGTGCCCCGAGACTGGTGAAAGAAGCCCCGAAAGGGGCTTTTTTCATAGGCCGACGCCGGGAGTTTTCGCTCCTTTTCTCCCGACTCGGCCATCTTCACCATGAAGGAGGTGAGCACCATCAGCAAAAGAAAAAGCAGAAGCCGCCCACAGAACAGGCGGCAGCAGCCGCGCCCTGTGAATAAGGGCTACGGCGACGCCGGCGCGAGCTGGCACAAGAAGGCGACCAAGGGCTTCAGAGCTATGAGCGGCAGCCCGAAGGAGGACATCGACGCCAACAACTACACCCTGCGGCAGCGTGCCCGGATGCTTTACATGGCGGCCCCGATCGCCACCTCTGCCATCCGCACCAACCGCACCAACGTCGTCGGCATCGGCCTCCAGCTCAAGAGTCGGATCGACCGCGAGGCGCTCGGCATGACGCAGGAGGCCGCCGACGCATGGCAGGCTCAGGCCGAGCGTGAGTTCGCTCTCTGGTCTGAGAACAAAAGGGCGTGCGACGCCACCGGCGTCAACAACTTCGCAGCCATGCAGCAGCTCGCACTCTCCTCGTGGCTGGTCAGCGGCGACGTGTTCGCCGTCGTGAAGCAGTACGAGCCGACGCCGCTCACGCCCTACTCGCTACGCCTGCACCTGATCGAGGCCGACCGAGTCGCCACGCCAACGACCTCCGGCATCATCACCCCGATGCTGCTGACCACCGGCAAGGCGGCCAATGGCAACACCATCTACGACGGCGTCGAGGTGAACGGCGACGGCCAGATCGAGGCGTACCACATCCGCAGCACCTACCCCTTCGAGCTCGGCAGCACGACGACAACGTGGGCCCGTGTTCAGGCATACGGCGAGCGGACTGGCCTGCCGAATATCCTGCACGTCATGGAGAGCGAGCGCCCGGATCAATACCGCGGCGTCAGCTATCTCGCGCAGGTCATCGAGCCCCTGCTCCAGCTTCGCCGCTACACCGAGAGCGAGCTGACTGCGGCGGTCGTCGAGTCGTTTTTCACGGCCTTCATCAAGACCGAGGCAGGCGCCGGCGACAACCCGTTCAACGAGGTCGGGAGCAGCCTGCCGGAGGTGAGCCGAGATCCTAACGAGTACGAGATGGGCCCCGGCCAGATCAACATCATGGAGCCCGGCGAGGACGTGACCTTTGCAGACCCCAAGCGGCCGGCCAGTGGCTTCAACACCTTCCTGCGCGCCATCTGTGAACAGGTGGGCGCCGCGCTCGAGATCCCGGCCGACCTTCTGCTCAAGAGCTTCAACAGCTCGTACAGCGCCAGCCGTGCCGCCCTGATGGAGGCGTGGAAGGCGTTCCGCATGAGGCGCAAGTGGTTTGTCGATGACTTCTGCACGCCGGTATATGAGATCTGGCTCTCTGAAGCCGTCGCCCGCGGCCGCATCAGCGCCCCGGGCTTCTTCGCAGATCCGGCGATCCGCGCCGCATACCTCGGCGCCGAGTGGATCGGCCCCTCTCAGGGACAGCTCGACCCGACGAAGGAGATCACGGCCGAGATCCTCGCCATCGGCGAAGGCATCACGACCAGAGAGCAGGCGACCATCCGACTCAACGGCGGTCAGTGGGACGCCAACGTCGACCAGCTCACTCGGGAAAACGAGAAGCTGCGCGCAGCGCAGGGGCAGGTCGACCAGAGCACAGCGGCCAGCGGCACGATCTCCGCAGCTCTGCGGGAGGCGATCGTCGCCGAGGCTATCAAAAGCATCAAGGAAGGAGACAAGCATGAGAACGCATAACACTCCCCGGCTCTGCGCCGGGCCTCAGACTGCGGGCACACCGATCAAGTTCTGGAACGTCGCCAGCATCGGCGACGACGAGGGCGAGATCACCCTCTACGGCGACGTCGTGAGCCGTCAGCCTGTGGACTGGTGGACGGGCGAGCCCGAGCCCGGCCTCTACATCGCGCCCGAGAGCTTCATGGAGGATCTCGCGGCCGTCAAGGGCAAGAGCAATATCACCATCAAGATCAATAGCTGCGGCGGCGACCTCTACACCGGCATCGCCATCCACAACGCCATCAAGGGCCTGACCGGCCACAAGGTCGTCGTCGTGGAAGGCATCGCGGCCAGCGCGGCCAGCGTCATCGCCTGCGCGGGCGACGAGGTACAGGTCTATCCCGGCAGCATGGTGATGATCCACGGCGTCGCCGGGCTGCTCTACGACTACTACACCCTCGCAGACCTGAAGAAGCTCCAGAAGGACTTCGACGCGAGCGAGCGGGCCATCGCGGAGATCTACCACGCCAAGACCGGCATCGAGGTCGACCAGCTCCGCAACATGATGACCCGCGAGACGTGGATGGTCGGGCAGGAGGCCATTGACAACGGCTTTGCCGACACCCTGCTCACAGACGAAGGCCCCGACGTCACCCTGAGCGCCGACAAGAAGGTGCTCCTCGTCGCCGGCATCCGGCACGACGTCAATGGCTTCAGACACATCCCGGGGACGATCCCCATCGACAACAGCATCCACGCCGCCCCTGCGGCTGGAAATAAACACGCGGCCGCCAAGAACGACGGCCCCAAGAAGGAGGACAACAAGACCATGACCCTCGAAGAAATGAGAGCACAGCACCCCGACGTCGTGGCTCAGATCGAGCAGCAGGCGGCCGAAACTGCCAGAACGCAGGAACGCGCCCGCATCGAGGCCATCGACAGCATCGCCGCAAGTGTGGGCGACGCGCAGCTCGTCAGGGACGCCAAGTACGGCGAGACCCCCTGCACCGCTGAGCAGCTCGCGCTCAAGGCTATGCAGAAGCAGGCGGCCCTCGGTGCCAAGCACCTGAAGGACGCCAAGGCTGACAACGACGAGTCCGGCGCTGCCGGCGTCGGCGCTGCCCCTAACGGCGGCGAGGAAGGCAGCGAAAACGACGACAAGGCAAAGGTGGACGCCATCGTCGGCCTCTACAACTCCACCAAGTCTCAGAACGGAGGTAAGAAGTAATGAGCAAGAGACTGGACGAAAACCTCGGCAGCGTCGGCTATGATGGCCTGATCTTTGCCAAAGG